AGATTGGCGTCCGCAGAATATGCAGGCGTCCATCCGCGTCGTATCGCCGGTTTAGCAATTTCGAGTCGCAAGCGATCTCCATAGCTGTCTCGAATTCGAGAATTGCACTATGAAATTCCGATTGCAATACCGCTCTTGACAATCGAAAGGCAAGACGTATACTGTTTGGTCATGCCACCATTACGTCGAATCCGATGTATCAACGGACACCTGCTCAAAATGAGAAAGAATCGCCAGCGTTGCCCTATATGCCAGTCCAGGTATCTGCGAGAGTGGCGGGTAAAACAGAAGAAAGGGAAATCAAAATGATTATCACTTATGAATTTGAGTCTGTTGAGATTGTAAGAGGTGCAGATGGCAGGGCAGTGGAAGGTGGGTTGCCTTCATTTTGCTTTGAAACTGAAGAAGCAGACCCCAAACATATTAAGATTGATGCGCGTCTGCTTCGGAAGCTATTGGAAATGGCTGAATCGGGAGTTAGGGTTCAAATGTAAATATCCTCACTCACCATGACTGACATTCTCGCCAACGCGGTATTCATCGCGCTCGCCCTACTTGCATGGTGGGCGCTCAGGAGGCACAAATTAGGCACAAATGAAAATAATCGCAGAGAACACGTACTATTGCGACGAATGCGGAGAAACAAAAGGTCCGCTAATCGAACTAAACGATAACGGAGACGGGAAGATTTTCATTTGCTTGGAGTGCTTGCAGAAGGCAATTGAGTTGGCGTCTCCTAGTGTTTCCACTCCGCCAATGCACCTAGAAGCATTCGATGGGCTTTTTGATGCGCATGACTGACATTTTTGCCAACGCGGTATTCATCGCACTCGCCGTGCTTGCATGATGGGCACTCAGGAGGAGCAAATGAAAATCAATGAAACGCTGTTGTCTGTTGTCTGCTTCGCTCTATTAGCAATGCAGTCGGTTTTTGCTCAACACTTCCCAGGAACTCCGCAATCAGCAAGGTGGAAAACCTACGAGGCCGACAATGGAGCACGGTTCCGGGTGAACATGGCCAGCATTCAGCCCGTAGCAATAGGCGTGATAGTCATGGTTCAGGCAATCGGGGTAGACCCTGGTCCCCACGGTATGATTTTCAATTGTCGAGGATACTATTTGTCTCCCGGCGATGAGGATACCGGATGGCTGCTTGCTCCACCGCGCTCCGTAGTGGGCGTCATCGCCAAAGATGTTTGTGCTAAACGGTGACTATTTCTCCACTGGGGTCCACGGGAGAACTGATCTCGATGTGCAGCGGCAGTTTATCAACTGCCCTGGGAAGATAAAAGCCTTCACGTCTGGGTCATACATTCCCTTGTCTACTTCATATATTTTACCATTCATTGCCACATGAGAGCGACGTGGTTCCTTACCTGCATGACTATGCATCCAAATACTTTGCTTGATTCCGATTTCAAGCTGTCTAGCCCTTTGTATGACAGCTGAACATTTATTTGCCTGGTCCCTTGCAATCAGCACGGCTCGGTTCGCCGCCACGTGGTAACGCGCTCTGATCTCCGCCGCCATCGACTTAAGATCGCGCCCCGCCGCGTAGTTGCGCATCACGATACCCTCAACCTCTTGCAGGTATTGCGCCGGTATCGACTTGATTAACCCCACATTCTCCGCCAGAGATGCCTCAAACGCATCGCGCATGGCACGGGTCATAGTGAACTCAATCGACCAGCCAGCCTCGCGTAGCGCCATCCTCATGGCCGCGCTGGTGCCCCTGAATTGATTCTTGAGGAATGAGTCGGCCACTTTGGGAGCCATGTCGTCAAACTTGTCCTGCCAGCGTTCCGCCAGCTTCTTGAACTCGAATTGCATCTGCTCTGCCGGGGTTGAATCGGACGCCAGGACGGGCGGAACTGCCTTGCGCTGGGCCTGAATCCAATACTCCACAGAATCAGCCATCTCACGGATGAGAGCGGTCATGCGCCGCTGATACCGCTGCCGGATACCGGCGTTCGGCCAGATTGCGCGGATTGCTTTAGACTTTTGAGGCATCAGCCAACCAGCTTTGAAGGATGCAAAATCTAATCAACTTCCTATCGTAGTGGAATCCAATACTGGGTTTATGCCACTGCCGAAGGAGCTTGATAATCTTTCCCTTACGCCTTCGCACTTCGAGAGATGCAGTATTCTGGAGGCGGTTCGCCAATGCGTTGATTTGTTCGCGCTCTCTTTGCGCAGATTTAATACGATCATCGGCTGTGATGATTCCTTCAAGTATTTCCCTCCATCCTGTCATTGCGTTTTCTCCTTTGCTGGCTTGCATGGCTCACTCTTCGGCGGTAAGCCGAGTACCGGATGTGATGCTTTGACGAGCAGGTGAATGTCCACCAGTTCTAGTTTCGTCAGCGGCCTTGGCTTGCGCAAAATGAATGTGTCACCACTCATGCGGTCCCCCTTCCAAGTTGCGCTTGTTCCTCTGCTTCATCTGGCGGAGCGATCTCTTTGGAAATATCAATGCCTTGGTAACCCGACTCGGGATCACGCGCCAGCCGCTCACGCTCTTCTTGCGCATCAATGACACCCCTGTCAATCAGATTCCCCGCCCGGATGCTGTCGTTGACGCGGATGGTCGATTCCTGCTCTTCGGTCATTTCGTACAGCGGCACGAACTCAAACGTGATTTCCGGGTCAATCTCCCCGTACATCGACATCTGGACTATCTTGAACATCTTGTCTATCCCGCTGCGCCAGTGTGCCTCTTGCTGGGCGTGGATGTAGTCGTACCAGATGCGGACCTCACCCTCGGCCACGTTGCCAAATCCTGAAGGCGTGATACCTGTCAGAACTGTTTCCGGTTCCCTCGATACGACGCAAAGCTGCTCAAGCGCCTGGGATTGAAGCTCATGCAACCCGCCCAACGGCACGGCGATATGCTCAAGCTCCTCGCGGTCCTTGTCTAAGACCATCACGCCTTTATTGCTGCGCATAGCCGTGAACAACTTGATTCGAGAGAACAGGTTTGAACCGTCATCCCCTCCCGTCAGCACCTGGTCCATGGCGGTCTTGAGAACCACGATAGAGAAGTTGTTGATAAGGTCTGAAACGCTCTGCCGAGTCCGCAGCCAGTTGTTGACGTAAGGCTCCGCAAGCTGTGATAGGCTCATCCCGGAGAAGTTGAATGCGGGCTTGAAGATGTCGGGCACTTCGCGGGTTACAGTGACAATAAGACGCGATGCGTCCCAATGCTCACCCATCACCCACCAGCTATCTGGCCTGTAGAAGTTAGGACTGGAGGGCGTCAGCGAGTTGTACATTAGCGGGGTTGTCCAGATCGGATCAACATTCTTGAATCCAATCAGGCTGTCTTTCTTTACTGTGCGCGGGTCTATGATGAGCGGCGTCTTTAGGTCCGCCCCTTTGATATTGATGAGAATCTGCCCTGTTCCGTAGAACGCATCATGCTCCGCCGCCTTGCGTATAATGCCCTGAATCCCAAGCTCCGTGAAAGCTTGCTCAATCTCAGTAATCTTCGTTTTGGTCGATTCATCCTCAGTGTCTGTGCTGTTGAATTTAATCCACTTGCGTGTCAGTTCCGTGGCCAGCGCCGTCGCCATGTTTCGGTATTCAGACCGCAGAGCTAAGAGCATCAGGTAGGGATAACCGGGAAAGCCTTCGATGTTGCTATAGGCATAGAGTTGAGAGCCGAACTGAGGCCCAGCGTCCATTGCCAGCCGCGCACACACGTAGGCCGGTTCTGAGTCCATAGCCACTTGAGCTATTGTTCCACGTGGAATAACGCCTTCCGGTATCACGGGAATCCTGATGGGATAGTGGACGCGCTCGACGGGCCCCTCAAGAGCCAACCGAATGGCCGAAGGGCTGATTCGCGTTGCAAGTTCGTTACCCTTGCGTTTCCTCTCGCGGTAACGGCGGACACGATCACTGCTGCTTGACGGCGATTCGGTTGGCTTCTGGTTCCCCATTATAGGCACACTCCAAAACGATTATGCACCAATTCTCTCATTTCGTCACGCAAGTAGTATCCCTCAGCGAAGAAATCGCCCAGGCGTGTCCATCCGTTACAGTAATCGAAACGCTGTGCCCCCTGCCAGTCCTGGAAACTACTACGAAGGCCATCCACGAGGCGTAGCTGGCTCTTCATGTACATGACGGGTGTCTGTTCTGCCTGCATATCCTCTTCGCTCCGACGCTTTCTCATTTACGCCCTCATTGCCTCCGCTATGGCCGCTTCGCTTACTAGAAGTGATGATGTGACCGGCGACGCAAACGCCATGACAAACGCATCTGCCAGGTTCGGTGACGGCACACTGCCGCCGATCCGCGTGGACTTTGCCAAGTCTTCCTTGCTCTCCACCTTCACCTTCCCGTTACGGTCAAAGTCTCGCTTCGGCGTTGAAAGCTCCGTTTTCAGCTTCTCCAGATACGGCATATCGCTGGAAATGCTGATTAGATCGTCGTCTTTGAACTTCTCGCCCCGGTTGATTGCATTGTAGGTATTTCGGAAACGGTCTGCGATCCCCCACCACGTCTGTGCCTTTAGGTTTGCGAAGAAGTCTTTGTTTCTGATTCGGTCCTGCTGGTCACTGACATAGTATTCCTCCGGGCGCTCTACTGCCGCCCCCGCGTTGAACTTGGCATATTTGCGCCGAAGATGCTTATCTCGCACTTGATTCAATTCGTCGAATTTCGCTCCGCACGATGCCCCAACACCTATCGAATCGTACCGAATCTCAGCCTGACGCTCGGAAGCCGCTGCGTAGGTCCGCATACAGGACTTGAGCAGTTCATCCTCACGCGCCCGCCACTCGTCAGACCATAAGGCCACACTGCCATGCGAGTACACGTTCGCGCAGGCGTCCTCTCCATCATCGGCCACGTCGAAGCCGATGGTGTGCTTCCCTGTGGCCTCAAAGCCTAGTTTTAGATGCGCGTCGATAGAGGCCTCGATCCAACTGCGCTTGATGACCGCACCCTCCGCATCCTCTTTAGGGTTTCCCATGTATATGTGTTGGTAGCCTTCCTCGGACTCGGCTCTGCATCGAGCAATGATCTTTTTCGCCGTCTCGGACAGGAATGGATTTTCCTCAAAGTTGATCTTGCGGACAACATAGTCAGCAGGAGGGTTGACCACAAATCGCTGATACGCGAAGTCGGTCGCATACTGGGGATTAAAGACGAGCCAAACCTCAGAGCCGTCCTTGCGGTTGATCGTGGCTTCGAGTACATCCCACTGCTCTTTGGTGAGGAACTGTGCCTCCTCTATCCATGTTATGTCTATGTCTTCTAATGACTTGATTTCTTGAAGGTTGCGAGCTAATCCGTAGAAAATGAACTCTGAACCTGTTTCCTTGTGAGCAATCCGGTTATCGGTTACATCGAACTCGTCCCTCCAGCCGAAGCGATCCATCTGGAGACGGAGCAACGTGTATACCGATTCCGCAATCTTGTTTTGAAACTGCCGAGCACACAGGAAACGCAGTCGGCCAGTCTTAGCCATGAGCAGAGCATTTCCGGCAGCGTCAGTTGACTTGGAACTGATGCGGCCACCATACAGCACTCTGCCAGTCGCCTCCGCGCTCCAGAACGAAGCCAGGGCAGGATTGAGTTTGGGGAGAGCAACAGTGCTCATTTTGCAGAGCCTTTACAGATCGAACAACCGCAACGAGGGTGGTGGCCAGGAGTTTTTTCAGGGGCGGCAGGGCTTGATACCTGCTCAGCATCAGCCTTGGCGACTGTGCTGCTAGTACGGCTTGCCAAGTGCGGATATGATCCTGCCGATTGTGCGCGTCCTTCCGCGCGGCGCCCCGACAACTTTCTGACGATCACCCACGAAACACTCCGCTCAAGTTCCAACGACTCTCTCCGCAACGCTTCCATTAATTCAGTCGGTATGCGAATTGATATGTGCTCGCTTGTGCTCGCCATGTAGCACATTGTAGCACAGCTATTCACCCTTTCCATAGAGCGCATCCCGCACAGCCTTCATGCCGCGAATCTCATGCTGGATCGGTCCGCCATTCGGGCCGGTCACCTCGGTGCGGTCCGTGAACATTTTCAGGTACTTGCCCAGCAATTCCAACGAGGCTCGCTTGTCGGTCAGTTTGTACTTCTTCAGGAGGCCGTATGCGTGCTTCTGATCTCCTGTGCCTTCAAACAGTTCCACGAATTCAAATCCAGCCACCGCCATTGCCGTTTCATCGTCAAGTTCGTGTAGTTGCTTAGGGCTTCCGTCCGATTCTAATAGTTTGCGAGGATCGAAGAACGCCAGCTTTGCGATCTCTTCAAGCACTCTTCCTGCGCTAATCTCCAGTTTTGTGAACACTTTGCCCGTTTTTTTGCATATCTCCGAACGCACCTTAGGATTACTTAGAAGCTGCGCTCCCCAACTGTCGGCTCCCTTTTCGCTGTATCCTGCTTTGATTGCAGCACTTGTGGCGTTGAGGCTCACACAATACTCGGCCACAAATCGCGCTTGTCGTGCTGTGAGACCCTTAGCCATTCTCAAAGAATACCACAAGTGCAATCCTGAGCGCCTTCATCGCCATGCACGTTACCCGGTAAGGCGCTAGCAACTCGTCCACCTTACAGCACACCTATATATAAGGATACGTGCCGCTATATCATAATGCGATACGCTACGTAATTATTATGCGTTTTATGTACGATTATGCTTGACAATGATTATTGAAGTGGACTAGGTTTACATCATGCAAGGGAGGGAACAAAAATGAGGCTTACAGAAGCGGAAGTCGAGGTTCTCCCAGTAGAGAAACGCTTGGACGAGTGCCCTCTTTGCGGCTGTAAAGAGCATCAGGGCTACGAACAGTGCTTCCATTGCGCGGAGTGTGGATACCTGCAATGCTGCGACTGCGACGGATACTATGATCGCGCAAGGAAGAAGGCACATCGGAGGCACCGAAAATGACCCCACTCGAATCAACCCTATGAAATTCAGGAGAATTTATGAAACCGATAATGGAAGTACCGAAGAAAGTTCTTGATAGCGTCTACGATTCTAACCCGGACGACTGGCACTCACACAAAACCGGCGGAGGATGGGTTTACAAAACCGCCAAAGTATACGACTCGGTGTACCTGCATCCAACGTCGATTGTGTACGGCGACGCTCGGGTGTACGGCGACGCTCGGGTGTACGGCAACGCTCAGGTGTCCGGCGACGCTCGGGTGTACGGCGACGCTCGGGTGTACGGCAACGCTTGGGTGTACGGCAACGCTCAGGTGTCCGGCGACGCTCGGGTGTCCGGCGACGCTCAGGTGTCCGGCAACGCTTGGGTGTCCGGCAACTACGCTCAGGTGTACGGCGACGCTTGGGTGTCCGGCAACGCTCAGGTGTCCGGCAACGCTCAGGTGTACGGCGACGCTTGGGTGTACGG